TTTAGTGGTACATCAACTACATTTGGAACACCTGTTACTGCAACATTTACAGGAAGTAATTCTATAAGATATGCTGTAACTGCATCAACACAATATAATCCAATATCAGCAATTAACTTTAATGTAACGGGTAGTTGTAATGGACAAGATGCAGAAGTAACAATGAGCGGAGCAACGGGTGGAACTGGTCAGTATCAATTTAATACATTACCTTATGCATCTGAAGCGGCAGCATTAGCAGCAACTACAAACTATGTAACTACATCATCTGTTAACTTTACAAGTCAACCTGATGGAACTTATTATTATGTAGTAAGAGATTTAAACTATCCATCAGTTAAAACAGCTAAACCATTAACAAATAGTTGTGATATACCATCAGCAAGTTTAGCATGGACTTTTAATGAAAGTGGACCAAATGTTATTGGTAATATGGATTTATATGTAAATGGTTCAGTTGTTGAAAGTAGGAGTACAAATGCAAGTGGTGTGTATCCTGTTTATATGGGTGATACAATTAGTGTTATTGTAACTACAAGCGGATGTACTGATACTTTTGATGATGCAAATGCATATACATTTGATATTATTGCAGAGGCTATGTGTGAGGTAAGTAGTACAACACTAACAACATCAAATTATACAGTATTAAGTGGAGATATTGGAACTACATTAAGTTTAAGAGCTTATTCAGTTTGTTCTAATGGATGTGTTTAAATAGAAATGGATTAAAAATGGTTAAATTAGTATGATAAAGAATATTATTGATTTATTAGCAATAGATAATCACTATGGAGTATCTAAAAATGTAGATATTGCAAAAGGAATAAACTCTATACCTAAAACCTATAAAGATATATTAGTGTTATGGAAAAGACAATGGAAAAGTAAAAGTTAATGGCAGAGAATACAACCAACTATAAAGCCGTAATAGAGACAGATGTTACTCCTTCTATTGCAGAATTAAAGAAACTGCAAAAGGAGTTAAAGACTACAACTGACCCTAAAAGGTTTAAGGAATTACAGCAACAAATTGATGATACCAAAGATGCAATTGCTGCAGCGAGAACCGGTGCAGGAAACTTTGCAGAAGTATTAGGTACATTACCTGGCCCTATTGGTGATATAGCTGCGAGAGCAGGTTCTCTTGTCGGAACTCTTAAAACATTTGGACAAGTTAAGTTAGGAGATTTACAGGGTTCAATTGTTGAATTAGGTAAGGATTTAAAAGATGTAGCTAAAGGATTCTTAGATATAACGGGTATTACAAAAATATATACCGTATTAAATACTGCATTAGCTAGGTCGTTTGTTGCGGTAGGGGTTAGTGAACAGGCAGCAGCAGTAGGTGCTAGAGCATTTGCTGCAGCATTAACTGCGACAGGTATTGGAGCATTAGTAGTAGGATTAGGATTACTTATTGCAAATTGGGATAAAGTAGTTGATTCAATTAAAGGTGCAACTGCTGAATCTAAAACATACGAAGAGGCACAGGTTGAGGTAACTAAATCTGTAGTTGATTTCAATAAGAAATTGATTGATGTACAGAACTCATTCAAAGCAGCGAAAGAGGGTACAATCAGTAAAGATGCTGCTCTTAAAAAATACAACGAAACATTAGGTGCAACAGTTGGATATGCAGGTTCATTAGAACAGGCAGAAGCCCTATTAGCAGCGAATACTGCAATAGTAGTTGAAGGAATTAAACTAAGAACTCAGGCGAATGTATTCTATGCTAAATCTGCGGAAGCAGCGGCAAAAGCAATTAGTGGTGAAGATGTTGACCCTTCAATTTGGGAAAGTGTAGGTAACTATATTCTTTCAGGAGGTAATGCACTTATATTCCAAACAAATCAACTTAAGACCGTTGTTAAGAATTATGATGATTTAGGTAAAACTGCAGATAAGTTCTCAAAAGAAGGTGATAAACTTACTAACAAAGCAATTGAGAATGATAAGAAGTTAAAGAAAGGATTAGCAACACCTCCGGATAATACAAAAGTAAACGACCAGAGAAAAGCGGATTTAGAAGCAATAAAAAAGAATAGTGAGGCAGCAGTTCTTGCAGTAATGGAAGCACAAGCTAAAGAACTTGCTATTGTAAATAAGAAGTATGATGATGAGGTAACTCTGGCTAAGAAATATGGTAAATCAACCGTAGAATTAGAAGCAGCTAGACAAAAGGAATTAAGAGATATTAGAAATAAATACGCTAAGGAGCAGATTGAAAAGAATATTGCTACATTAGGTGATATAGCTAAGGATGAGAATGAAAGCTTTGATAACAGAATTAAGGCGTATGAGGGGCAAATAGTTAAAACGAAGCAACTATTAGATAAGGGAATAATAACCCAACAGGAGTACGCAGATAAGGTTAAGGGGATAGAGAAAGAGATTACTGCGAGTAGAAAAGATGAAGAGAATAAAAGAAGAGAAGAAAGACTTCTAGCTATTGAGAACGAAGTACAATTAGATGAACAGAAATATAATAGATTAATTGCATTAGTAAACGATAGAGAAAGAGTAATTGTAGATACTGCAAAGGCTGCAAAACAACAGGTATTAGCAGATACAACTATATCAGAGGAGGAAAGAAAAACTATTATACAAAATGCAGATAAAGTTATATTAGATGCACAAAAAACTGCATCTGCTGAAAGAATAACATTACAGAATCAAAGATATGATGAGCAGATAGCAAATATTAATGCAAAAGAAACTACAAATACAGGCGGCTGATGAAAGAAAGAATGTAAGAGCAAATGAAGTAAATGATTTACTTTTAAACTTAGATACTGAATATAATACGATTGGATTATCATTTGATAGAAGAAGACAGCTAATCAATGAGAAGGAAGCACTTCTATTACAGGATGTAACCCTAACAGAAGCACAAAGAACTGCAATACAACAACAGGCAGCTAATGAAAGACAGAACATTGGTATGGCTGAATTGGAAGCTAAAACGGCATTACAAAATGCAGAATTAGATTTACTTTCTCAGGGTGCTGGGTTCTTAAAAGAAATTGCAGGAAAGAATAAGAAATTACAGATTGCAGCAATTATTGTAGAACAGGCAGCAGCTATTGGAAAGATAGTAGTTAATACGGGTATAGCAAATGCAAAAGCATTAGCTGCATCTCCATTAACATTTGGACAACCGTGGGTTACTATAAACACAATTAGTGGAGTATTATCAGCGGCAACTGCGGTAGCAGCTGGAGTTAAAGCAATACAACAAATTAATAATGCAGATAGTGGAGCTTCGGCATCTACTACTCAGATAAGTTCACCTAAAGGTGGACAGGCTATATCTCCACCAACCGTAGCAGCGGCTACTGCACCACAAATTAATACAGGTGGTAATCAAAACCCAACTCAACAGATTGCGGATACGATTGGAGCAGCTAGTGGTAAACCTATTAAAACCTATGTTCTGGCTCAGGATGTGAGTTCTAAACAGGCATTTGATAGGAGAACAAATAACGCGGCAACCTTTTAAGATATATCTAAATCAAATTGTTAAATAAGTGATATGAAATTATTCGAACTTAAAATTGAAGACGCCGAAGTAGATGAGGTATTTGCTCTATCATTGGTAGAGAACCCCGCTATTGAAGCAGATTGGGTATTCTTTTCTAAGGATGGTAAAAAGGAAGAAGTAAAGTTTGCAACAATAGATTCCGATAAGAGATTGATTGTAGCACCTGTATTGATTCCTGATAAACAAATCCTTCGTATAGATGAGAATAGTGGTGAAGAATATAAAGTATTCTTTACTGCGGATACAGTTGAGAAATTGGCTCAAAACTATCTTAAGAAAGGGTATCAGGATAAAGCAACTATAGAACATTCAAAGAATATAGATGGTAAAGTAACCGTAGTAGAAAGTTGGGTATCTAAATCATCAACAAAAGATAAATCAGCTCTATACTTTAATAGAGCATTTCCTATTGGAACCTGGTTTATTACGATGAAAGTGAACGATGAGAATCTTTGGCAGAACTATGTTAAGACGGGAATTATTAAAGCCATAAGTTTGGAAGGAATATTTTCCCATTCATTAGTTAAACAATCTATGGTTCAATCCCTATCATCAAAAGATGTAAAGGATTTTACTGAAGAGGAAGCAACTATATTCTTATCTAAGATAATTGCATTGTTGGAAAGTTATTCTGATTATGGTACTGAGATAAAGAACAATGCAAAAAGAGGAATAGAACTAAATGAGAAGAATGGTAATAAATGTGCAACTCAAACAGGCAAAGTAAGAGCACAGCAAATCGCTAACGGTGAGAAGCTAAGTGTTGAAACTATTAAGAGAATGTATTCTTACCTAAGTAGAGCAGAAGTATATTACGATGAAACAGATACAACTGCATGTGGAACTATATCATACCTATTATGGGGTGGTAAATCTGCATTAAGTTGGAGTAGAAATAAATTAAATGAATTAGGATTATTAGAAGAAGGGGAGGCACAACCTTCTATATCATCTACTTATCCTGGTGAAGCAGCTATTGAGAAGAAGAAAGAGAAGTTAGCAGAGTGTCCCGAAGCAACGCAGGATGTAAAGATAAACTTAGAAAATAGACAATATGCTATTGATAGTGCTAATTATGGACCACTTAATCCTAATGAACCTAATGAAGATTATTGGAAAGCTAAGGCAGACCAATTCAAAGGTGATTTAGAATCTGCAAAGAAAGCTCTTTGTGGTAATTGTGCATTCTTCGTACAAACTAAACAAATGTTAGATTGTATTGCAGGTGGTATAAACGATACTAATGAGTGGGATACAATAGAGGCAGGAGATTTAGGATATTGTGAAGCATTTGATTTTAAATGTGCAGCAAATAGAACTTGTGCAGCGTGGGTAGTAGGTGGACCAATAACGGATTAAAAAATTATAAATAAAAAAATTATGAGCAAAATTATCAATCAACAAAACTTCGTAGAGAACGGACAGTTCTCCGGCGGTGCAGCTGTTACACCTACATCAGGTTCTACCTTTGTAAGTGCATCATTTACTACACCACAATTTGGATTTGTTGCTGGTGGATTGTATGTAGGTGGTATCGGAACATTAGTATTTAAAACTATTGATGGTTCGGTATTAACATTTACTAACGCATTTGGATATGTTCCTGCATTAGTAACTGCTGTATCTTCATCAACAACTGCAACAAACATCATCGCATTAAAATAATAAAAAATGAGTGGAGTAAATAGAAATATACTGAAAAACACTTCTATACCTGTAATGGGTGAAGGGCCAACTAATATTGAATTAGTTACAACATCAGGAAGTAGATGGGTATTGTTAAATTTCCCACCTACATTCTTATCTTCATCTAATTCAGGTAGTTGTACTGGTATTACATTACAATGGTCTCCTGACCCATCATTTGGGTTTGAACCATCATCTGCTTACTATGCAGTAACAGAATCAATGTTGAGTTGTGAAGCAACTTCACTATCTCCACTAACATCATCTAATGGTTGGTATCAATTTATTAATTCAGAATATAGTCAAACTGCTCCTCCTTATTATTTAAGAGCATGGCAGAATAAAGTAGGAGGTGGAAGAGGCCCTTATTCTGATATTGTTTCCTTACAAACTCGTATTTATGGTGCAGAGGCTTCTGTTCTAAACGGTAATTTTTCACGATATATATTTGATGTAGATGGATTTAGTCCGACTGGAAGTATATGGTATTCAAATATAGGAGGACCAGGTACTGCAATATTTAGTGCATCTTTTTCAGTAACTCCTGATATAGTTAAAAGAGGTGGACCAAATTACGATGCAATCCAAACAAATGGTGCAACTATAACAGTTCCTATGGGTGGTGGAAATGTAAGTTCGGGGCAACCAATAAATGCAAACATAGCATTAGTACAAGGTAGTGCTACTATGATATTAGGAGGGGGAGTAAATAGTTTCTTTGTTAGTGCAACAACTTCATCAATTGCAGGTATGGAAGCTAGTGTAAGATTATCTCAACCTACCGGTCCAATACCCCAGTTTCCTGCAGGAGTTAATACAATAAACAAATTAATTGGATTTACTTTTACTGATGCCGGACTTGGTCCAAGAAATGGTAACCTTACTGTAGATAATGTATCTGTTGGAACAGGTGGAACAATTGGTACATCAATTGCTGTACCAGGAAATTCATTAGTAATAAACACATCTGCAGATTGTATAATTAGAGAATTTAATTTAAGCCCACAAGTAACCTATGATGCTACTGTCTATCATACTAAATACGGACCAGGAGGAGTATCATAATGAATAACTATTTTAAACACTTAGAACAATTTGCGAAAGCAACTGAAATCACTAGAAGTGAGATGAAGGAGATTGTCTTAACGTGGAACGAACCATTTAAAATCTTTAGTAGAAAATTAGATGGGACACGAATGGTAAGAGAAATGTTTTCAGTAGATGGACCTTCAGGTAATGTAAACTATGATTACGAAGCAGAAGGGTATATGATACTATACGATTTAGATAGAGATGGATACAGAACAATTGTATTCGACAATGTGTATAAGATAACAAAATTCGGACAAACATACTTAATAAAATAATATAATATGCCAATACCAACACCAACCGCAGCGGAAACAGAACAAGAATTCGTATCACGTTGTATAGGAGAAATTAGTGGAGAATATGAGCAAGAACAGGCAGCTGGGATTTGTTACTCTACATATAGACAAGAAACTAAGATGAGTACGCAAGGAAAAATCTCATCACTATTAAGACAAGAAGCATACAAAGGAATTAACCTATTAGCAGAAGAAGGTTCATTAGAAGATGCTTGTTGGGAAGGTTACGAAGCAATTGGAACAAAGATACTCGATGGTAGAGAAGTTCCAAACTGCGTACCTATAACAGAATAGAATGTTTAACATATTCAAAAGAAGAAGAACTATTGATTCATCTATCTTTGATTTAGTGCTGAAATTAGAACATCAGCAGAAACAGATGGATGAGTTAAGAAGTATAGTGTTAGAGTTATCAAAACAGGTAAACACTTTACAAAGAGAAATAGATTATTTAAGTAACACAAAATACGGAAAAAGTTTATAATGGCGAAATCAGTAGGTTCAGCGAACAAAATATCATTTGGTAAAAGAGGAATAGGAAAGTATAAGAAATCCTACGGGCCAAAGGCACAGAAACCGAAGAGGTATAAGGGACAGGGCAGATAACCATTTCTACCCGTCAGGTCTTCCATTTGCCGAACTCAAATCCCAAAGGGGATACTTTATATATATCTTACTTAAAAACCTCTTAAATGGGGTTTTTTTATGTCTAAAAGTTTTTTATTGACAATCAACGAGTTACGTCAAATGGGTAAAAATAAGTGAAATAATGCTTGGATATATGGACAGACCGCCGTATATTTGTTCTATAAGGGTTGATAATCAGCCCAATTATTAAAACTAAAATATAAAAGTTATGAAAAACACAAAAACACTTATCTTCGACACAAACAAATACTGTTTCGTAGATTATGGATTAGGATTAGGTAAGCAACCAGCGGTATTATATAAAGATACTGAATATGAGGTTACGGACTTTAAGGTAGAAAATCGTATATTATCATTTGAACTTTGGGATGATGATGGATTTATCGGTAAGTATTGGTTCAATAAAATAACTTTCGTAATTGAAACATATATGGGGGACGGTAATGACCTAATCCACGAATGGCATTCTGTAAAAGAAGCATTAGAAAGTGGTAGATTTGATTACCTTATAGAAAATGGTGATTACAAAGAGAAACAACTTACTTCTTGCAAAAGTGTAGA